GTGAAATTTTCCAAGTTAGCGTATCAAGATTTAATACATGTGCCGCACTGGGTTGTGGGTCAATTAATACGGGGTTACCTGTTTTATCTGCAATGATTTGTTTGCCTTGTGCTTGTCCGTTAAGTAATGCGATATATTGCTCATCGCTAAGTGGTACCGCTTGCGATGGGATATTACTGTAAAGCTCATCCGAATAAAATGCCATGTCATCAGGATTAAAATATGTAGTCATGATTTACCTCTATTAGTAACCGATTGAAATCCATTGTATTTTTTCGGGAAAGTCCCGTTTATGTCTCCCTTCCCAATATGATTTCCAACTGAATTTGCTATTGTCTTGAGAAATAACCGCGAATCCTTCTGTTCCGCCACCCGAGGAACCTCCTACACTGCCGCAAATCACACAAAAAACAGAGTTAGGATAGCGCTGAGGAAATGTCGTGCTTCCTGTTTCGTTGTTGATAAGGTTGGATGGTAAAAATTGACCCCATTGAATGATTAACCCTGTAGGTAACTTAGTCCAACCAGTTTCGCCTTTAATTGTTGTAAAATCATCTATAGATACGCTTTTATTAAGCGATTTGCCCGTTTTTGTTTGAACATCTCCCTTAACCCACAACATAGATTCATCTATTGAGGCATTAAATTCAGCCGCATTTTGTTTGCCGCCTAAATGTAATGCGCCATTATTGTTGAAACCTATGACACATTTATCGTTACCTATCACAGCATCGCCAGATAAATCAATAAATTTCCCCCAATCATAAGAACCTACTTTGTAAATTTTTGATGCTCTGGCTATAGTTAATGATCCTGTCATCGCATCGCCCGATTTAGACACGCGGCCATTCGCATTACTATTGGCATTATCTGCCGCATTTTTCGCACCCACGCCTTTATCATAAGCCATTTTAACCGCAGCACTGGTTGCCACGGTGTCTGCACTATTGCTATTTACGGCAGAGGATTTTTTGCTGTTTGGGATAACATTGCCAAGCGCACGTGTGTTGGAGTCAATCAGTTGCTTGAGCTGATAAGCGGTTTTAGGCGTCAATGCTAAATCTTCGCTTTGGCTATCGTAGCCAGTGTAGAGTTTGGTTATCCCATATTGAGTTAATGTCGCCTGAGCAATCTCACTCAACGCAAACCCCCAACGCACCCAATATTGGGAATTGGATTCATTCGGGCGGTTGTTTTTGCTATTTTTTAATGCTCGGTAGCTTAACCCTTCAAACTGGACGCAAGAGCCTTTAGTATAGTCTTGTGTAGCAGACCATTCGGGTAGCCCTCGTTGCATCAAATAAGTGTGTTTTTCGTCAAGTCGTTTAAACAAAAAGTTAAACCACTCCATCGGGGGAATTCCGCCCGTTTGTTCAAAGGAAATCCACCAACCACGCAATAAGTCAGGGAAATTATCGACCTCACCTTGTTTTGCAGATGACGCAAAAATGCTTTCATCTGGCTTATTTACTAATGCCATATGTGACCTCTATATTAGGTTTAAAAGATATTGCACACCTGCTTGGCGTGGCAGTATATCTAAGTGGTTGATTGCGAATTTTTTAAAATCAGATGTGCTAGTACTTGGAACAGAGATAGAGACGGTCATATCGTAGTTATCCACGATGTGACAACCTTCACCAAAAATAAATAGGCACGCCTCAATTAAGTTTGGTAGCGTGCCTATTTGGTAGTTTTTGAGGATTCTGCATTTAATCAGGAACCGATAATCCTCATCAGATAATCTGACAGAATCAGACAGTGGGTCTCGTTTCCGATACCATTGCGCACCGCCTAGCCTTTTTCTGCTAAATCCCAGTGCGTGAGGCGAATTGCGGAAACCAAAAAATTTACGTAATTGATAGCCATTAATAACCCGAAATTGCCCGACGTGTTTACCGACCAAATCAAGCTGATGCCCTGTTGCTGTTTCAATATTCAGCACATCTTGCAATCGATATAAATCGACAAACCCTTGCCCGATAATGTTTTCAAACAGCTTAATCGTTGAGACAGCTTTGGGCTTGTTTCGGTACTGCCAAATCAACAAATCAGAATAGCCCATTATTCCACCTCAATGGTTATATCCGTTGCTAAAATGCGAATTAACTCACGTGGTTGTGCGGTAATATTTTCCGTGGTAAGAGACTGCCCTTTGCGCCCAATTTTTAGTTCTTTCACCCAGAAACCACCTACTTTATTGATAGGAGAATAAAGTCTGGAAAGCGAAAGATTTTGCCCGATGCCAAAGCGTTGAATGGATAATAATCGTTTGATTTCATCTTTATCTACTTCCGTAAAATCCTCATATCGAACACAACGCATAGACACTTGCACATCAACAGGTACTGCACGGTCGAACCGTAATGCTCTACGCTCGCCATTTACCGTTAAAGTTGTTTCTGTAGCACCTTGCAACCCGACCCCTGCCCCTTTGTTTTCATAGATAACGTGGGCAATTTGCTCATCTTCACCGCCATCTACAATAATATTCAAGGAGTTAGGCTCTACACCATATTTATCACGCTGTTTAGTGTTATTTTCTAGCACTTTAACTTGTCTAACATCAGGCAATGCGGCAATTTTTGACTGGATAGCATCAGCTGAGTTTTGCGCATTTTTGGTTCGGCTGATGAAAAAACGTTCTCGTAATTGCAAGTCGGTTTCTTCTTCCTCGCCAATTTCGGCATTTTCGAATGTGGTTGCCGAAGTTAGCCCAAGCGTAACGGTCTCAATGGTTAAATTCGTATTTTTTATGAGGTTAAACGCACCTAATTCTTCGCTGCGAAAGTCTGCACGAGCAGAACCATTGCTATCTAACTGCACGTCTGCCGTTAATACCCACCGCACTTTATGTGGGTCAGACACTACAATTCCCGCATAAAGGTGAGTTAATGGCTCTCCTGTCAAAATCACTGAGCGCAAATAGCTATAGCTTGCCGCTCGTCTTATCAATCCTGCATAAGCGACTCGCTGATCGAGCCAAGCTCCTGTCGCAACATCAGGATCTAACTGTCGATATACGTTCTCGGCAAGCTCCTCAATATCCATCTTCATCTGAGCAAGTAAGCCCACCATTTGCCCATCGGGTGAGTTGGGCGATAGGTCGATATTCTGCCCATAGATTTGTCTAAATCCATCTTCAAATCGTGCCACGATTTCATTTAATCGCTCAATTTGAATGCCCGTTTCTATCAGTTTTGCCATATTTTCTCCAATAAAAAACCCGATCGGAAATGATCGGGTGGTAATTTTAAGCACGCCTAAAGCCGCTTACAGTTTCCCGTAAGCGGTAAGTGTGGTCGGATTTTGTGTTGTTTATAGAATATCTAGCTGAAAGCCTGTTGCTTTAGGGTTGTAGGCTCGAAGATATTTTAATACGCGCCAGTTATTTCCTTGCTCGCATTCAAATTGCTCTGTAATGCGTGTCAATACGTTATGAGCCTGACGGAGAGTACTGCGATATTCGTAAGCCACGCCATAAACGGAAGCAGCATAGTGCGAGCCAATTTGTTTTAATGCTGGGTGAAGTACTTGGCAAAGTTCCGTGCCACGCAATAAAGCAAACCATGCCCAAACGAGCTGTTGTAGGTCATGTTCTGTAAATTCACGGGTGAATTTCTTTTCGACTGATGGCAAGACAATCGGCTGTAAGTTCATAATGAACGCCATTGCATTGCCGTATTGGTCTTGTGGTAACTGGTCGTATTTGGCAATGTGGAACATGGCTTTTAATTGGCGGTAAATCTCTTGCCAGTGTAAGCCTGTTCTGTGATGCGCTTGTTGCACTGCAGATTGAATTGCTTGTTGTTGCTCTGATGTGATGGTGCTTGGTAAAAGTGCGGTAGATTTTTTGACTTCTTCATCTAAAATATCGAGCACCCATTTTCTAAACGCTTTGGCGATTTTGGTGCGAGCAAACATTGCAATTAGGTGTGCGCCACGCAATGAGAAGATACGCACTTTTTGTAGCCCGCCTGCAGTTTGCATTTCCACAAGTGCGGTCATCTCTGGGGTAAATTCGTCTGCATTGCTGTTGTAAAGTTTGTTAATCGCTTGAAGTGGATTAGCATATTGTAATGCAGAACCAAGATCGCTAGATGTTAAGAATGTTTGATTGTTTTGGTTGATAACCGAAAGAGTAGTATTTTGAAAAGTTAAAGTTGTCATTTCGCTTGTTCTCATTTTAAGTATTAAAACTCATCACAAGCAACGCCAATCACTGGTGATGAACTAGGCAAGGTTGGCGTCCCGTTTGAACAAGCGGTTAAACTTACGGTGGTCTTTCGACCCCTTACCTAGCCCATCATTGACAACTTTTAAAGGGTTATTCGATTCGGATCACCCTTTTAAGTTTTGTAAGGGTCTTGCAATTTGCAAGTACCTTTGATTTGACTAGATTTCGGCTATAAAAAAAGCCGCTTTTGGCGACTATCATTATTTCCGCCACTTATTCATATTCGGGACGCCAATCCCGACTTTCTGTTGAAAGTGAGAATATCTTAATCCGAAGTGGGGGCGGTGTCAATATATAGCAATCTTAGCAAAATTTACTCAATCATACTCTTCATAAAATCAATCCATTTTTGAGCATCTTCTTTTGTGCGAAAACATTGTCCATTTTCAGCAAGCCCTGTATCACTGTCATCAGTCTCACAAAAAGTAACTCGCTCAACCCCATTTTCGCTAAAGTAAAAATACTTATCACCATTCTTAGGCTTAAACGGCTTAGGTAAATCTTCAATGCTAATCTTTGGCTCTTCCCACATGCCGATTATGTCAAATTTGCTTTCATGCGAAAGCCAGTATTTGCCATTTTTGGACCAATTACATACGCTTTTTGTCCACTGCGCAATTTCACCGGCGCACCATTCAGGGCCTCTTGTAAATCAAATGGTTTCATAAATTCTCCTTAAAAAAAGACCGCACTTTTGCGGTCGTTGGTTATTCGGTTGGTGGCGGCGGAAGTGGTTGCCAGTGAGAGACGTAATAGCATTGATGTGGACTATTTCCGTCATCGCAATAAAACTTACCCTCCATCAAGTACCCAATAAACTGATGAGATCCAAAGTCACTAAGTATATCCATACCATAAAGCAAAACAGAGCAACTCTCGCCGTCCTCGTTGACCGGAGGCAATCTATCACTACACTTAATCCAGTCGTCATCTTTCGGATAATCTACAATTTCTGGTTTTTCAAGGACGTAATCAAAATCGGAACAACGTTCATCTTTCTCCTCTTCGGTTAACGTTTTTTTCTTGCATTCGGCCTTACCTAAAACCACACCATAAACGGCATACGGTAAATCATTACTCTCATAATTTTCGTATTCGTTCATGTCGTCTGCAAATTCGTGAGCCTCGACAGCGCCAGCCAAACAAGTTTCTCTTGCTTGCTCTAATTTTTCACACAAATTAATAATGTGGATATCATTTGATACATCCACAGAAAAATATTTGGTCATTTTGTAATCTCCATGTAATTAATCATTCTTTCGCCGATCCACTTAATAACTGGCACCGCCATACTATTGCCGATAGCTTTATATCGCGGGCTATCTGGGCAATCTTCGGCAGGCTTATTGCGATACGGGATTTGTGTATAACCTGGCGGAAACCCCATTAATTTTTCGCACTCGCTCGGAGTAAGCCATCGTAAGCCGTTTTTTTCGCCGACAATGACCTCGCTATCGTTAAATCTCCGTCCGCTTTTAGCTGTAAGAGTAGGGGCAATCGCCTCACTTCGCGTTTCGCAAGATATGCAATCGCCTTTTTGCTCAAGTAATATCTGGGCAACACTTCGCGGTCTAGCACTTGCCACAACAAACACCCGACGGCGTCGTTGGGCAACTCCGAAGTATTGAGCATCGAGGATTCGCCACGCGATAGTGCTGGCTGAATGCACATAACCAGAGTTTGTCCATCTTGCCCCTGCCGGTTGTAATGGCTCACGCTCTTGAGCCAATCCAGCCAAAAGGTGTCCGAATGCGTTGTCCTTGGTGGATAGTACACCCGGAACGTTTTCCCACAACAAAACGCACGGCTGCTTACCGTCTTGGTATCTAACATAATCAATAGCCTCCAAAATATGTATGAGAGTTAGAGTAAGATTTCCGCGCTCGTCATCAAGTGAGTTACGCAAGCCAGCGACCGAAAATGCTTGACAAGGAGTTCCGCCGACAAGCACATCCGGCGCAGGGATTTCTCTGTTTATGATTTTTAACGGTAGCATGGTCATATCCCCATGATTTGGCACATCGGGATAATGATGAGCAAGTACCGAGCACGGGAACGGCTCAATCTCCGAAAACCAGACTGGCAACATCATACCCGACCACGCAACACTGACAGCCTCAATACCCGAACAAACCGATCCGTAAGTCAGCATTTTTTATCACCTTTATACGGTTTTAAATCCACCACCGGCAACACATCAACCAGTGGTCTTACTGTTGTGCCAGTTGTTGATGCGCTACTGCGGTTTTCATTTATCCAGTCAGCTAATTCCTCCCACGAATCGTCAAGTTTGTGGAATGCGTTATTTCGGTCACTTTCCCAGCGTTTCAAATGCTCATTAATATCTCGCGTAATTACCTCTCGAGTGTTACTGCTTAACACGCTCCAGTAGGTTTTCACATCGTGAATAGTTTCGCTAACGATATAAGTATGTCGTGGCAAGCTGTATCGGACGTGACTAATCATTAAATCTTGGAATTTATGCAGTGGTATTTTGATGTTAATTTCATTCATTTTCGTTTGCTTTTCTTTTTACGTTTACTAAAAATACACTCTTGCTTTATCGCTCTAAGCTCAGTTTCAAGCATCGTATTTTCCAGTTTTAGTTGATAATTCTCAGCTTTCAGGCCTTTAATTAATTCACCCAACTTTCGCAGCTCCAAATCATGTTGTTCGAAAGATTTATCAATGCATTTACCCAATAGTCTAAGATCTTCCGTCAGAATATTTTCAGCTAGCCGTTTAAGTAATCTCATAATCTATCCTTGAGCCCGCCAAATTCTTTTATTAGGCTATCCACTGTTTTGCCAAGCACGTTTATCATTAAAACAAAGTCTGCATCAAAACGAGCTGTCACATCTTCTTTTACAATGTCATCGTTCTTCTCGATGATATTGTCGTCAAACTTCAGTCGTTTCAGCATGCCATCTTCAATCAAGATAAATTTAAGGTTGTATTCCCACTCAAGCGCGAGTTTAGAGACCAAGCCGTTTTGAACAAGCTCAATAATCTCGTCATCTTCAACGGCTTTCTGTTTGCAATAGATAACGCCTAAATCAGCTTTCTCACGAATCTCCACTTCTTCGCGAAAGATTATCCAGTCGGGTGCGGTATCTGTAACCCATCTTGTCATTACTTCACACGGCGCACAGTTAAACTCCAACGGAACTACTGGCAAACTACCTAGCGATTTGCGCAAAAGTGCAAGTGCATCTTCGGCTGTTTTACTTGATGCCGCATCAACAAAGATAAGTTGTCTCAACGTGTCTATGTAAAGTGCGGTCGTTTTGATGCGAGAAAATGCTTGTGGAAGTAGAGTGGCTATCACATCATCTTTTAGGGATAATCGTTCTACTTTCTTTAATTTTCGCTGTTCTTTTTCTTCAAGTGCTGTGATTCGTTTATTGAGTTCACGATTCACAACTTCCACAGGCAAAATTTTCTCTTCGCGTTTAGCTATAAGTAAGATTTTTCCGTCTGCTTGGTAAGCTAAGTTTTCACTGGTGGCTAGCGGAGCAGACCAACCGAAATGGCTAATGTCTGCCGAGCCACACGGAGTAAATTCACATTCTTTGAGTTGTTTTTCGATACTCTCAAAGTCTATTTTTTTTGTTAATTGGTAAATAATTGCATTTCTAAACCAGTACATTTTTACTCATCCTTATAAATTTAAAGGCCACTATCTAGCGGCCTTATTTTTGTTAGTGTAGTTGATTGTTTCTCTGATTCGCTCACGCACAAGCTCAAGAGCCTTTTCTAAACTCCGTTCTTTTTCGTGTAATTCCGCTAATTCGTGTTCTGCTTGTTCTTTGTTCATAATTCACCTAAAGAAAAGCCGCCTTATTTGGCGGTCTCAATCATTTTTAAAATGCGTTCTGGAGTTTCCTTTACTACCACATTATGCTCACCCGAAAACTCAACAATAGAGCAGTCATTGTGTGTTGATGTCACAATTCTAATCAAATCTACATTTACAATTAAATGACCGTCCCCATCTCTGGGGTTCGTTAATTTAATAAATTTACTCATAACACTCCCACCTAGAATGGAATATCATCATCAACTCCACCATTGCTTGATGCAGGCTGTCCTTGTGGATAACTTGGTGCGGCGGATTGATAATATTGATGCTGTGCTTGATATTGCTCTTGGCGTGTATTTTTAGCACGGTTATCTTTATCTTTGGCGTGATCTATTAGCCATTGAATGCGTTTTGGCTCTTCCCCTGCAAGATATTCAGCTAATGTTTTTCCTGATGCAGCACTAAATGGGCAAGTAATAGAGAAACGGTAGCTTTCTGAGCCATCGTTTTTGGTCGTGAGTTCTTTTTGCAAGAATAAACCAATGCGTTTATTGGTGAGTTCTGGCGCAATATCATCATTGCCTTGTCGTTTTACCGTCAATTCTTTGATACCCGTGACCCCCATAATCGCTTGGATCATATTTAAGCCGCTTGATAAATCATTGCCGTCTTTCCCTTTGTAATAGACGGAAAGATAATTACCTAGCATTCCATCATCGGTTTCAATGGAAAATTCGATTGCTTGTGCACCGCCTTGCGATTTAGTGTATTTAGCGGAAAGAATTTTCCCTACGTATGCGCCTGTTTCTGTAATAAAAGCGGGTTGTCCGCCTTTTACTGCTTGCTCTTCGTTGTAAGTGAACATGACTGCCATTTTAGTTTTCTCCTGTGGTTGGTTGTTCGGTTGGTTCTGTTTTTTCTACGTGGGTTTCATCCTGTGAAATGTCATAGTAATCACAGATAATGCCATCAATTAATGCCAAATCATTGTCAATAAACAGCTTATCAAATAATCCCATCGGGCTTTTTACGGTATCAGAACCATTGTTTTGGGTGGAAAATTGGTACATGCCATCTTTCACTGCGGTGCGCAAACAAATCGTAAACATGCCCTCTAAAGTGATTTTTTCATCTAGCATTTTCCCGATGGTTTTAATTTTAGTGCGACCATAATCGTCATTTTGTGTATGTGCGAGAATGTACACGCGCTTGTGTGCTGGAAGTTTGGTGGCAAGGTCGCAAATTTTCCATGCGTTCATTCCAATATCGGTGAATTTGTCAAAGCCTTTTTCCATACCGCGACGCATAAATTCATTCGCCATGATGTATTGATAATCGTCAATCACGATAATATCTTGCGGTGCACGCACCATTGCTTTGCATATTTGTTCAGCATTATCAGTGGTGAAGATGTTACCGCCTTTGCCTTTTTCGCACTGTTGCCAACCTTTTGGGCGAAAGGGGAGAGGCTTGTGAATGGATTGAATCAGTAAGGTTTTTTTCGGATCGAAATTGCGTAAACTGGTTGATTTTCCTGTTCCGCTTTCACCTAAAATTAATGTTGCAATGCTCATTTTTTATTTCCTATCTAATTGTCAGAACTTGACTATCAACCAATTTCGCACCAGGAATTTCTTCCCCTGCTTTTAATCGTGCTTTAATTTCGGTTTTATTCGCTGTGATTTTCACATTAACAAGGGTTTCATCGCAGTTGTTGGCGAGGAATAAATCTTCGTCTAATTGCACCGTACTTTGCTTGCTTTCGCGGTAAGAAATGGTAAACAAAGGGCAGTTAATTTTTGCCGTGCCCGTTGCTCCCATATTGTGTTTGAGATAGTTTTTTATCTGCTCAATACCGTTTTGGCGTTGCTTTTTCATTGCCTGTAAGCGTTTAATTTCAGCGTCAATCACTTCAATGTCGCCCTCTGTATTTTTAATGACATAGACGACATTTTCCGCTTTTTTGTCAAAGTCTTGTTGCACCGCATCTAATGCTTTGGCAATGTCAGCGTTATCTGCAAATTCAGGGTTTTCGAGCAATTCTTTGATGTTTTCGAGTTGTTCGGTGATTTCGTAAAGTTTCATCGTAGCTCCTTAGAATGGTAGTGGGTTATGCTGGATATATTCAATTTCAGCTTGTAATTCTTCTGGCGTAATTCGTTCTTGCCATAACCAATCTCGAATGGCATTTAACAATTCCGCCTTGCTTTCTAGGCGTTCACGTGGTGTTTCTTCCATTTTTAACCTCTCCCATAACAATTGGATTGCCAATATTCACAATCAGCATCTTCAGGTTCACGCCAATCTTCTTCTGGTCCGTCTGGCTCATAGTTAGGCTCTTCAAATTGTGCGTAGTAGTCATGGTCGCTATCGCATTGCCAAGGAGATAGCGTTGTGCGTTTCATTGGTTTGCTCCTAAAGTGCGGTTAATTTCTGCTTGTTTTTGTTCTGTATAAGCTAGAGCCTCTTGTTTAGCTGGCTCGGTTAGATTTGGTTGATATTGCCCGTTCTCAGCAATCCATTGAATTCGTGCTTGTTCACGTTCCAATGCTGTCGGCTCACTTGCTTGTGCTGCTAGAGCGGTTAGCATTGTCATAGCAACTAGGCAGATTGAAAGGATAGTTGCAATTACGTAAGCGGTTGTTTTAAGAAAATTGATTAACTTGTTCATAGTCTCACCTCGTATGGTTAAGAAATATTGGTTAAAAAAATCCCCTAGAGCCAGCTATAAGCAACTAGGGGTATAACCAATTTTAAAGTAAGTGTTTTTTTAAACTAAGGTATGCTGTAAACAGCTAGAGCCGCTCTCGATTTTCATATCAATTTTCAAGAAGATCGGGCGATTCCATTCGCATTGTGAGAACGGCTTTAGCTGGTGGCTCCAAAGAACCATTAATGCGCCTTTCTTTATGCTTGTAAGGCTCAAGCCCTCTTGCATGCGACTACAGCGAGGAGTAAAATTCCATTTTGCGACTACATCTAAACAGGAGGAAATTATGAATAAACCAAAAGCAGATACATTGGCGTTGATGTTTGCCCGCGATATATTAACGACCGCAACACAAACCCAAGGTAATCAAATGAATATCGTTACCGCATATAACGCAAAAGAACTTGGTGAGTTTATTAGAGCACTTTCAACTGAACTTGAATCGCTTGATGAAAACACTGATACTATTCGGATTTTGAATATGTATAAGCCTGAATTAAAGTAAATGCCTCACATAACTGAGTAGCCACTTCATTTGGCTTAAGATTCGTGTTCTTTGCCGCACTTTCTAATACAGCCTGTTTGATTCGTTCTTTATCTCTTTCAGATAGGCTGTTTTCTTTTTTTTCCATTTTTTAACCTCATTTGTTTTATGTTTGCCATTTCAAAGCACACTTCTCTCTATCATTCGCAGAGGTTTCACAAGCCTCTGTGTCTCTGTACTTCAAATGTGCTTTAAAGTGGTGCCGCGGGAGAGATTCGAACTCAACTATCCTCCGGTTATGAGCCGGTCGCTTTTACCTATTAAGCTACCGCGGCAGTTTACCGTCTCTCCGGTATGTCACGTTTCTTACGTCACGTTGACGTGCATAGTTTGTTTCATGCCGCCTTGTTAGCCTTCCTCTTGGAAGAGCATTACTGTCAGTCTCACTACGAGTCATCGGCTTGTCTAACATTGCAATAAAAGACTCTGTTCGGTTGCTTACGTTTAGCTATTCCCACCCATTGGCTTTGTTTGCATTTCCGTAAGCATTCACACCGCAATGTAAGGTTTTCTCCATCCGTTCATCGCTATTTACGATCCGTCGGGATTGGCGTGTTATCACAACAAGACCATAAGTCACTTACTCCTAACTACTTATCGCTAATTAATCGGTGAGCTTTGTCATTCTCACTGCCGTCTTAACTGCGCTTAAGTGTTGGTCGATGTGTTTTTAATCGTATTGTTAAAGAGCATCGAGATATTTGTTTATGTGTATCTCGTTTTGATGGGTGTAGTTTAGTAAAGACTAAATATTTTGTAAAGCATTTATTTAGTAAAAATTAAATAAAATTTAGATAAAATTTAGTAAAATATTGATTTTTAATGAAATGAATTTCATAGAGAGGTGTTTGATTGCTTATTTTTTGAACAGTTGGCGACTGAGTACTAGTTAATAATGCGATTTTTTCTCGTATTTTTATCATTTTTGCGATTTGTGTCGCAAAATTTAATAGCCAAAATAGACCGCACTTTTGATTAAGGTATGATTAACGAGGAAAGGAGGTGTGTTATGAAAGAAAAGTTTAAGTTGTGGCTAATCTCGTTAAATTGCGAAGGAATTAATAGCTTAGGGATTGATGAGATAGTGTCGCGCGTAGATGAAGAGTTGAGGATTGTGCGCGCTAATGAGCAGGAGAGGATTGTGCTAGAGGAGTTGATTGCGGAGTTTAAATGTTAATAAAAAAACCGCCAGTGAGGCGGTTTATTGTGGTTGGTATGTCTCCGGCATCAGATCAAACCACGTTAGTGCGCAGTTTGGGTGTTTTTCATCGCTTGATTGATGAGATTTGTTAACGGGACGGCATTTGCTAATGTTGAGATGATCTGAATTTCTTCTTCCGCTTTATGTTCGTCAAAAAGTTCATCAGTGCGATTATCAACAATCACTGTAATGTTTCGCCCGTTTAAATCGTTTCCACTGATCACATCCCCTGATTTCCGCATAACGGCACCGACGGCGCTTGGAGTAGGGGCGATTGCGAGAATCAGTTGATTATCAAGTTGGAAATCAAATGAATAACTATGCCCAGAAATTCCATGCACTTTTGGGGCACGGATAAGTTGGGCGCTTGGCTTCCATAATCTTAAATAATGCTCCACTTCTTCGGCAAGCTCCACTGTTTCGGCAGGTAGCGCAAGCAGTTCTCTTTCGTAGTGCATGAGCGCACAAAGAGCGGAAACAAAATCGGCAATTGTTGTCGCAGCCTGATCAGGACGACAAAGCACGAAAATTTCACCGTCTTGTTCAAGTTGAACATCGGTTTTAGTGCCGTTAAGTTTTTCCTGAAAGCCACGCCAAGCGCGTTTATTTTCCAATAATCCCATGGCTCGGAAGTGAAAAATAGATTCGGCTTCGTCAGTAATAAGTAACTTATCACCACACGGGAGTATATAAAATGACAACAGTGAATCATCAGACCAGCGGTGATATGTCTGCACAGCAATAGCTTCCTCGCCGCTTACCGTTTTCACTTGGTAGCAGTTGGAGAATGCTTGTTTCTGTAGCCATTGGCAGTCTAATTTAATCATGTTATTCACTTGGTTGTTTAAGTGGTTTGCCTGTATAGTTTAAATTAATTTTTTTACAAAAGAAAGTAAACCAACTTGTAATATCGTCAAGTTCATATTTAGGATTAATTTTAATCACCTGTTTCCCTATGTGTTCATGCGTGCCGTAGATTGGCATAATCCCGTTGTGGCTTGTCATCTTATGCTCTGCGGAGGTTTCTAATTGATAGGCTCTCAATTTCTCTTGCTGTTTACGCTTAAATAATGTTAATACCATCTTCCCTGATTCGGCAATTCGCTTGTGATATTTAAATTCAATTTGTATCACGGCGCCAGGAATTGTCCCGCCTAGTTCATCTTCGGCAGAATTGGGAACGAAATTTATTGACCGCCAAAGCGTGTTGTTTGACTTTGTCCAATTGAGATCTTTTTGGTAAGCCTTCAATAAAGCAATAAATGCTTCCGCTTCTTTGTTTTCTAAACAAAATTTATGTTCATTCAGGATATTCATTTTTTACTCAATATTTACCATTACAACCCGTTAAACTCATATTGTCACGCAATACTATAACGTTTCGACACGCTCTCTTGCTACACCAATAATACGGATTTCTTGGTTGAGCGAGCTTAATGTTGGAAACATCGGATTGAGCGGAACAAGCTCAAAGTGCGGTATGCCTTCTGGTGTTCTCGTGCCAAGCTCTTTGTATTGCTTAAACGTTGCCTCGTTGTCGCCATTGATTGCGGCCACGAATTTCCCCGGAGTGGGCAAAATGTCAGGATCGATTAAAACTAAATCGCCCTCATTAAAACGAGGGAGCATAGATTTTCCTTCAATTCGTAAATAAAACGAATTTTCAGAGGCTATAACTGTACTTGGGATCATCTCGTAACCGTCAAAGCCCTCAAGAGAGCTAATATCAGTCCATAGTCCAGCTTGGACTGAGCTTAATAAAGGGTAGGCTTTCTGTTTTTCGATTTTCTCAATAGAGGCATTCTTATCGCCATAAGTTAGCCATTCTTTTGTTACACCTAAAAAATCAGACAATACATAAATATTTGCTTGAGTTGGTAGTGTCTCGGCATTGAACCATTTGCTCACGGCCTTTGGCGTTATTTTCAGTATATCCGCAATGATTTTCCCCCTGCCTTTTTCTGGCAAGTTCTTTCTCTTACATGCAATGTCTAGCCGTGCGGCAAAGTCCTGTTTAATTTTTTCTTCAGTAATCATTTTTTTCACCTTTGAACTATTGGTTCAATTATAAATAAAACTTGAAGTACTTTCAGTTCTGGATTATTATGTACTCTAAGTTCATTTAAAGGGGTTGTATATGAAAAGCTTAAAACACATTATTGACTCTTTGGGTGCAGCTAAAGTAGCAGATTTATGCGGTATTTCTGTGCGTGCAGTTTACAAATGGCGCGCATCAAATTCTCTACCAAGAACTGAATATACAGGTGAGACCAGATATTCAGAGATTCTATCTCAAGCCTTGGAAAACGGTATTTCTGCGGAAGAGATTAGAAACTTTAGTAATCCCATTAAGTCAGGCTCTGCGATTATCGCATGACTGTAATTTACCAACACCAACAGAAAAGAAAACCATAAAAATAAGGCAAAAATTATGGGAATGAAGAAAGTCATCATCGAAATGATTGAGAACATACCGGGCGGCAAAAGTGCGGTAGCCGGATTTCTCGGATTTTCAGAGGCGGAACTGAATAACCGCTTGTATCACACGAAAGGTCAACGTTTTAAAAACGAAGAATTGATTGCACTGCAACTTGAGTATGGATGCACTGATTTTATCGATGAGCTTTGCCGTACCGCTGGTGGTCGTTTTGTACCTGATGTGGCAGAGGATGAATTAGACAAGGTTGAACTTGCCAATTTACAACTGCACGAGCTTTCTGCACGAGGCTTGTTATTTGCTGCATTAGAAACAGCGTTAGAAGACGGTGAAATCACTTCGAAAGAAGAAGACAAAATCCGTCAAGCATTGAGCAAGCATTTAGCAGCAACACAACACTCAATCGAGTGTGTTATCTCGCTAAATAAACGGTAATAAAAAATGCACGCAGAAGAATTTATTGAAAAACAACTCCGCCAAACCCTGATTCAGGGGGGGGCAGATCTTGCGTTAATTAATGGCGCAGTGGGTATGTGCTTAAAAGAATATCGTCAACGCAGTTCGTTTAAACCGGACGTGATGACGTATTTATTAGATAAGGCAAAACGTTTTGTAAAAACGTCAAGCACGAAAGGCAAATAAAAAACCACGGCGGCAACCGTGGCAATTTAGGAAAAAATTAACATGGATAATATTAATCAAAACGAGACGACAAGTCAAACACAATCAGCACAGATTTTAAAAGCACTCAAAAACGGCGAAAGATTAACGCACTTAGACGCAGAAAAACGGTTTAACTGCTTACGTCTTGGCGCACGAATTTATGACCTTAAAAAACGTGGGCATAACATCATCAGCAAAATGATTACCGTGCCAAGCGGAAAACGTGTAGCTGAATATAGATTGGTGGTTTGATATGGAAAGACTATTTGACCCCGAATTTGTAGCTAGTTTAAGCGATAGAGAAAAATTTATAGCTTATGAAGGCATAAAACAACAATTAATAGAT